AGATCAAGTATATCGTTTGGAGACACGCGTAGATAAAATCTACGATTTATTGATGGATAAGTCATAATAATTCCACACAAGGGAGAGTAAATGACTACGCTCGCAGCAGTTCAGGGAGACGGCTGGGCAGTAATTGGCTCAGACAGTCTTTCAACCGATGAAAACGGCAGACCCATTAACATGGCAACGCCTAAAATTGTAAAAAATGGTTCATTCTTAATTGCTGGAGCAGGTTCGGTTCGTGGGTGCAATATCCTGCAACATGGTTGGACTCCGCCTAAGCCACGTGGCGAATTAGATCGATTTATGACCAAGACATTCATTCCGTCTATGCGTAAAGCATTTTTGGATGCTGGTTACGACATGAAGCAAGATTCTTCGTCTGCACTCCACGATTCCGAATTCCTTGTAATAGTTCATGGGGTTATTTATCCGATATTTGAGGATTACTCATGGGAGCGTTCTAAAGACCCGTTATACGTCTCTGGTTCAGGCGGAGCATATGCGCTTGGCGCTTTAAAGACACAGAGCGTTGAAGACGAATGGTCAGCAAGGCAAGCAATAGAAAAAGCGATAAACATCGCTATTCAATGCGATACGTCATCTGGCGGATCGATTTACTTGGCTTCCCAAAAGGATACACGATGAAACGCACAGTAATTATTCCAGATCTTCAATCACCATATGAAGATACGCACGTATGCCGAAATATCGAATCATTCCTAAAGACATTCCGTCCAGACTCTATCGTGGTTTTGGGTGATGAAATTGATTTACCTATGATTTCGCGTTGGACAGAGGGAACTGCTGGATGGTACGAACAGACCCTAGCAAGCGACAGAGATTACACAGTAGAACTTCTCTGGTCATTTTCTCAATACGCTAAGGAAATGCATATAATAAGATCCAATCATACGGATCGTTTATACAACGTCATTATGAAAAAGATTCCAGCATTCTTGGCATTGCCAGAATTGCAATACCCAAAATTCATGCGATTCGATGAAATTGGAGCGACTTACCACAAGACCCCATATACAGTCGCAGGAAGCGGTTTAAACAGGCTAATAGCCATTCATGGGGATGAACAGGGCATAAACCCTAATGCAGGTCTTACGGCGCTTGGCGCGGCTCGTAGGCATGGTTTTAGCGTTTTGGCTGGTCACACTCACAGAGCAGGTCAATCAGCGTTTACAGAGGCTTCAGGGGGCAAGGTAGGGCGCATTATCAGAGGATATGACTGCGGACACATCATGGATCCGAAACAGGCTGGTTATACAAAGGGGACTATGAACTGGCAGCAAGCGTTTCAGATAGTTACCGAGATAGGCAGCCAATACCAAGTGGACATGATCCATATCGAAAAGGATGGCACGTTCCTAGTTCATGGAAAGCGGTACGGCAAGGCTCGTTAATTGTGACCTAAAACACATTCTAAATACGTGTTATTAAGTAACCCAACAGTTACCCTTAGATTTGTAGGGGGCGGTTTATTGCTCGTCACTTTAGCCGCCCCTTACACTAACGAAAGGGAGCAAAATGGTAATTAACTCATTAACGATTCTTATCGTTGCTGGAATTGGTCTGGCGATGTATTTATCGTTTCGATTGGGTTTTGAAATTGGATACGATCGAGGAATGACTCAGGGTCGCGTAGCGATTCGAAGATACTATGAGCAGGTGCAAAAATGAAGGCATCTGAAGTTTTACAGAGCGCTACCGATGTGATTGGGCAGCGTGGGGCTATTTACGGATCGCCGCGAGTCAATCACCAACGCATTTCGGCACGTTTAACCCAACTTCTGGACACAAACATAACAGACTGGCAAGCATGCCTAATGATGGTAGAAGTCAAATTAAGCCGAATTCAGGAAACACCGAATCATGTGGATAGTTTTATAGATTCGTGTGCCTATTTGGCGTTGGCTTGTGAACTTTTAACAGAACAGGATGAACAATATGTCTAAGTTAAAAGAGATTTTACAGATTACAGATCGCAATCGATTAGTGGTATTTAGATGCCAAGTGGCTGCGACACGCGCTTATGACGTTGCTTATTACAACGGCAAAATGGATGCATTAGATCATATTTATTTATTACTAACAGAGGAAGATAAGAATGTTTAATCTTGAAGATTATGAGACGGTGGCGATGTTGAATCGCTGGTTTATAGAAAATTATCCTATGGGAAGGACAAACATTGAAATCGTTTACCATGACCCTAAAGAGGGGTTTATCACTTGTAGGGCTGAAGTTTACCGAGATATTAATGATGCTCATCCTGCGACTACTAATATCGCTCATGGATCTAGGGATCTTTATAACTCAAACATGCGTAGGTTTTACGCAGAGGATATTGCTAGTTCAAGTCTTGGCAGAGCAATCACGCTCCTTAAAGGCGGACAAACTGCAACAAGAGACGATATGGAAAAGGTAGATCCTAATAAATCATTTCAAAAGAAGTTAGAAGAAAAAATCACAATCCCGAATGTAAGCGATGATTTATGGACTACTAAGACGGTTGAAGCACCCAAAACATCTTCTGAAGCGGTTGATCTTGTAAAAGAGATTATCGGTGGACAGACAGATAAAGACATTCCGCGTTGCAGACATGGAGCGATGGAATGGCGCACAGGAAATTCAAAGGGTAAGGCGTGGGGTCATTTTAAATGTCCAGCAGCCGGAACTGGAGAAATGGATCGATGCGCAAAAGGTGAAGACATAATTTGGTACGAAATCAGCCCATCCGGCGCGTGGGTAAAACAAAAGGCTCGCTAATGGGAGAAATGTTTATGTTTTTCGAAGATGGAACTGCTGAAATCATCACCACAGAAGGCGATAGAGAGCAAATAGTGATCTATTGCGATCTATGTAATGAGCCAATAGCAATTACAATTAAATTAGGATGCGATGATGTATTTCTACAATGCATTAAATGCCATGCGGTAACAAATACTAATGGCTAGTCAAGCAAGAAAATATAGAGGTTTCGCAACCGAGCGAGTGGTCGCAGATTATCTGCGGCAGTTCTGGGAATTCGCTTCGGTCGGTCGCGGAAAAGGTAAAGATATTCAGTCAGTACCCTTTGACGTTGAGGTGAAGGCTCGGACTGGATTTCAACCTAAGCAGGTTCTCGCTCAGATAAAAGCGCGCACATCCAAAAGTGGGGACTTAGGATTCGCCGTACTGAGATTAAACGGACAAGGTGAAGACGCGCGAGAGTATGCCGCAGTCATCCGTTTCGAGGATCTGGTCAATCTATTAGTTAAGGCTGGTTATACCAATATGCCGCCTAATGTGAGAGAATTAGACCCTATACGCTGCAATAAATGCGGTGACTGGATGTTCGAGGGAATGACCTGCCGAATCTGTAAGGGGTGAGTTAAAATGCCGATATATGAGTTCGAATGCGATGGATGCGATGCTAATGTCCGATTCGATAAGGAGTTTAAGATCGATGAACCCCATGAACTTGAATGCCCAGTATGCCAAAACAGTATGCGTAAAGTTTATCAAGCAACACCAACAATCTTTAAAGCAAAAGGTTTTTACAGCACAGGCGGATAGACACGCCGAGACACGCCATAAATCCACGCTGTTAGTAGACAGATTCGGTACACTTACAGGGCTAGAGCAGCCGAACTGCTCAGCGCGAACCGCTAGGCGGTTAGTTCGCGCGGTAGCCATCGTTATCGGGATATCTCTATTCTTGCCAATGGCTAGTGCTGTACCTGCGACAATAGATCCTAAACAATCAGCAAAAGCATTTGCTAAATCACAAATATCTTCAGGTAAGGAATGGGGATGTTTAGCAAGACTTTATGGAAAAGAATCAGCATGGAATCACAAAGCACGTAATGGATCTCATTATGGAATACCACAAGGTAGAAGCCTGTACCTAAAGACAGCAAGCCCACACGAGCAAGTAACTTGGGGATTGAATTACATTAATCACAGATATGAAGGCAAGCCATGTAATGCTTGGAAGCATTGGCTAGAAAAGAACTGGCATTGAGTAGTCTTAAAGGTAATGGATCAACATCTAAGTGGAGACGGATAAGAGCCGAAGTCTTACAAAGAGATCAAGAGACCTGCCAATTATGTGGGCAACACGCTACCCATGTAGATCACATCGTTCCAAGAAGATTAATCGATGGTAATCTTGCAGACAGTATGGAAAATTTACAAAGTCTCTGCAAAACTTGTAATTTGCGGAAGGGGGGTCGGTTTTTTGAGCGAGCCAGAACACCCCAGACTCTCCCTGTTCTTTTTACCCCCAAAAACGACTCAATCAGACACTATCAGGATGAATCCGAGTAGTTATGCTTAAATCAGACGAAACAGGCTCAGATAGCCTTACAGACGGAATTAAAGGCATCACAGAGCCGAGAATACGCACTAAATCTCTGGATCTTCCGTCTAAAGGCGTTCAGTTCATAGAATTCTGCAAAAGAATCGATTATCCGTTGCTTCATTGGCAGGAATTCTTAGCCCATGAGGTTTTAAAGTATAAAGAAGATGGGCGCTGGGCTGCATCGGAGATTGGAATCGTTTTAAGCCGCCAGCAAGGTAAGTCTACGTTCATGTCGCTGCTTATTCTTTTCAAGATGTACGAACTAGGCGAAAAGTTGCAAGTGGCTACGGCTCACAAATTAACTACGTCTTCGGAAATCTTTTACAAAATTGACCAGATTATCCAGAACACGCCAGAACTTTTGGCAAGGTTTAGCAAGAAGTTCGAATCTAAAGGATCTCAGGAGATTCGCCTAAAGTCTGGCGAGCGTTATCTAGTTCGTGCAAATAACTCGGCGGCTCGCGGTATTGCATCCGTTGATACGATTTTCATGGATGAAGTGCGAGAGTATCAATCTATGGATGTTTGGTCTTCAATGCGTTATACGCAAATGAGTTCCAAGAATCCTATGACTATTGTTCTTAGCAATGCAGGAGACCAGCACAGCATCGTGCTAAATAAATTACGCGATAGAGCGGTCGCGGCTATTGCTGGAAGTAATGACCAGATAGGTTGGTTTGAATGGTCTGCTCCGCCAGAGACTCCAGTAGATGATTCTCCAGCATTCTGGGAAGGTGCAAAACAGGCAAATCCATCACTTGGATACACAGTTCACCCAGATAATCTAAGAGCAGTTTTAAATGATGATGAATCTATTATTCGAACCGAAGTTTTATGCCAATGGGTTTCAGTAGTTAATCCTGCAATTAATCCTACGAACTGGGAAGCATGCGCAGATGCTAAAGCCAAGTTAGATCGCGAAGCCACTACTTGGATGGCAATAGATTTAAGCCCGAATCGGCAAGAGGGAGCATTAATAGCAGCCCAGCAGCAAGGCGAGAAGTTTATCGTGGTACTTCTCGCAACATTTAGCAATCCTGTAAATCTAGACGATAAACAGATGGCTAATGAGATAGCAGACTGGGTTCGCAAGTATTCGACAGAAACAGTTGCCTATTCAAAACAAACAGCAGGAGCAGTCGCGGCACGTCTTGCGCCAGCAGGCATTCAGACTTATCCAATCGATGGCGCTTTATATGGGCAAGCCTGCGATGAAATGCTATCTGCCATTACTTCTGGAAGATTGATCCATACAAACCAACAAGAATTAAATAACCAAGCCCTAAGCGCGGTAAAACTGCCATTTAAAGATGGCGGCTGGTATTTAGGAAGAAAAGCAAGCAATGCCACAATTTGCGCAACAGTTGCGATGGCAATGGTTAGCCATTTCGCAACACGCCCAGAAACAGAGGTAGATATCGTTGTAGGATAAATCGGACAATAGTGTATAATTTGCACCAATGGGACTATTTGATTTATTTACAACAAAAACACCACAAAACGGACAACAAGTCGATGTGGCTGCTTCTCTTGCGCCATTTGAAGTTAGTTCTCTATTAGCAGCCTACGATGGCGGCGGTACATTCGTTTCAGCGCCACAGGCTCTTACTGTTCCAAGCGTTGCACGCGCTCGCGGAATCATTACATCCACGATTGGCACATTACCTAAAGAAGTTTATTTAAAATCTACTGGGCAACATGTAGAAGCAAATCGCTGCATTAATCAACCAGATCGCAGAATCGCTGGTTCAGTAGTTTATTCATTCTTGGCATTTGATATCTGGTATTACGGCATCGGTTACGGCGTTGTAAATGAACTTTATGCAGATGGTCGCATTCAAGACTGGACACGTATTCCATTCGATTGGGTTTCGCCAGAATATAACGTGGACATGACCGAAATTATTGGATACTCAATTAAAGGCAAGCGCGCTCCATTATCTGGCGTTGGAAGCGTAATTGCATTTCAAGGATTAGAAGAAGGATTCGGATCTAGAGCAGGTCGCACAGTAAATGCGGCAGTATGGTTAGAAAAGGCTGCTCTTAATTATGCTAAAAATCCAGTTCCAGCAACAGTATTAAAATCTAATGGCACAAACCTAACAGCAGAGCGCATTCGCTCGCTTATTAATAGTTGGTCGAAGTCTCGCCAAGATAACTCCACAGCATTCTTAAATGCAGACGTTAATTTAGAAGTGCTTGGCTTCGATCCAGCATCTTTACAGTTAGCAGAAGCACGCCAATACGTAGCGCTAGAAATTGCACGTCATGCAGGCATACCTGCGTACTTTATTAGCGCTGAAACAACATCTATGACCTATTCAAACGCATTATCAGAGCGTAAAGGTCTTTTGGACTTTTCATTACGTCCAATCCTTACTGCTATTGAACAGCGTTTATCTTTTGCTGACTTCGTGCCAGCAGGTCAAGTTGTACGTTTTGATTTAGATGATTTCTTGCGTGGTTCAGCATTAGAGCGTGCGCAAGTTTACGAAATTCTCAATCGCATCGGTGCGATGTCGATAGAACAGATTCAAGAGGAAGAAGACCTAATCAACAATGGAAATTAATTTCTCATCTAATGTATTTGCAGCCGATGCAGGCAAGCGCGAAATTTCAGGTCGCATTGTTGCATGGGGCGAAAAAGGTTACACAAGCGCAGGAGAGACTATCTTCGCGCCTAACTCATTAACATTTAATAAGAAGACCAAACTTCTTCTAGAGCATGATCGTACAAGACCGATTGGGTTCCTAAAGAGCCACGAAATCACAGCCACAGATGTGCAGGCTGTATTTTCACTTGCTAAAACATTTTCTGCGGATGATGCTATCGAAGAAGCAAGCACAGGACTAAGAGACGGATTTTCAGTCGGTGTTAAAGTCAATGCTTGGGATAACCAAGACGGCGTAATGGTTATTAGTTCAGCAAATGTAATTGAGGTCTCTTTAGTAACAGACCCAGCCATTGAATCTTCTCGCGTTGAACGCGTAGCCGCAAGTCAGAACGAAACATCAGAAATTTCTGAACCAATAGTTCAGGATGAAACCAAAAACCAACCAGAAGGAGAAGACCTAGTGTCCGAAACCATTTCAGAGGCAACAACCGAAGTGGTTGAAGCCGCCAAGTCAGAAACAACTGTAACTGCTAACGCACCAGTTGCTTATTCATCTCCACGCGTTAATCTAGACGTAACAGCAGGACAATATGCTAAGGCACAGATTCTTGCTGCACGCGGCGATTCAGATGCACGCGATCTAGTTGCTGCTCTTGCAGTTGCAACTGTTGCAGAAAACACAGGCATGGTTCCACCAACATATCTTCGCGATATCATTGGCGTAATTGATGCATCACGTCCGTTTATTTCAAGCATTGAAACTGCTGCACTTCCTGCATCAGGCATGAAGGTCTTTACTCCAAAATTAGGCGCTCAGGCTATTGTAGGTCTAACAGCAGAAGGTGCAGAATATGCATCACAAGATACTTCAGTAACATTTCAAGAAGATAATGTAGTCAAATTTGCCGGTGCTGGTGTTCTCGATGAAGAACTCGTACTCCGCAGCGACCCTTCATTTTTGGACTTGTATCTCCGCGAGTTGGCGGCATCTTACGCACAAAAGACAGATGCATACGCAGCAAAAATTGCAGCAGATGGATCAGCAGATTCAATCAGCACAACACTTTACAAGGCAATCGCTCTTGGTATCGCAGATTCATACAACATAACACGTTCAACACCAAGCAACTTGCTTGTTGCTCCTTCAGGTGGATTTGATGGCATTGACTTCGCTAACATTCTTGGCGCAGTTGATGGATCACAGCGTCCACTATTTGCAGCAGCAGCGCCACAAAATGCAGCAGGTCTTGTAACACAAGGCAGCACAAATGGCACAGTTGCAGGTCTTAACCTTGTAGTTGATGCTAACTACGTAGGTGGAACATCTGGCAACAAGGTCGCTCTTGTTTACCCATCAAACGCAATGCGTTTCCATGAAAGCGGAACATTGCAGGTTCGTTCAAACATCGTTTCAAACGGACAACTTGAAATCGGAATCAGCGGATTTGTATGTGTAGTTAATCGCTACCCAACAGCATTCCGTAACGTTCAGATTTCCTAATTTAACCTAATCATGGGGGGGCGGTTGCTCCCGATCGCTCCCCCAGCAGTACGAAAGGACTGGACATGCCAACAATTATTACAGCATCAGAATTACGCGCTGTTCTTGGCGTGTCCAGTTCCTTATACAGCGATGCAGTTTTAAATGACTGCATAGATGCTGCTGAAATCGTTATTTTGCCAATGCTTACTACTTTTAGCGTACCAATTCAGTCAGTAGCGCTCACAGATAACATTGCAACATTTGATACAACATTGCCACACGAATTTACAGAAGGTTCCAGCGTGGTTATCGCTGGATGCGGTTCCCCATTTAACGGAACACGTACAGTTAATGCAGAACCAACAGAGTTTACATTTTCCTGCAATATCACAAATGCAGATGTATTATTTAAGAACATTATTCCAGCAGGAACAGCAACGCTTACTAATGCGGCTAATTACGTTGGAAACCCAGCAGTAGAGCAAGCAACTTTAGCGGTATCGGTCGAAGTCTTTACATCTCGCAACCAAGCAGGCGGACAGATGGAAGGCGTGGACTTTACAAACGTCAGCCCATACAGATTAGGGCGGTCACTTTTCAATAGGGTGTCTGGTCTCTTAGGTTCGTACGTAGACGTAGAGAGTATCGCGCAATAGTGCCAGCATCTACGATTCTAGACACAGTTCGCACGCCATTATCTAATGCGCTAAGCACAGTTGCGGCAAACGTATACGCATTCGTACCAGAGACTCCAAGCGTTCCATTTTGCGTAAATGTGCCAGATTCTCCATACCTAGAATTAGAGACTATTAACAAATCAACGCTTCACACAAAGATTAATCTAGTGATCTCATGCGGCGTTGCTTATAACAATAACGCTGCATCCCTAGATAACTTGGAGCAGTTAGTAATGAGCGTTCTAAAGGTAATCCCAGTCGGATACACCATTGGAGCAGTAGAAAAACCAACAGTTACTCAGGTCGGTGCGTCAAATGTTTTGGTAGCCGATATCAGAGTTTCCACTTACTACACACAAACAAACTAAGGATAAATAATGGCAACCACAGTAATAACTGGTCGCGATGTTTCTCTATCTTTCACAGGTGGAACAGATATCGAAGCACAAGCGACTTCAGCAGTTCTAACAAAGAATGTAGTTCGCGAGACATACCAGACACTCGATGGCGAAGCCTACAAAGTTACTAATTTAGAGGGTTCTTTTGCTCTCTCTATGCTTGCAGACTGGGGAAAGACTTCTTCAGTATGCGAAGCAATCTGGACTGCTCTTGATACAAACCCAAACTCAGAAGTTTCAGTAACTCTAACAGCAGCAACAGGTGCGCAATTTGTTTTCCCTGTTTTGCTAGACTATCCAACAGCAGGCGGTGCAGGAACAGATGCACAGACTGTTGATTTCGTTTGGAAAGTAGCACGCGGCGAAGTTACAGAGACATTCTCGTAACATCTAAATAAGGGAGCAAAAAATGAAACTACCTATCTTAATCGAATTCAACTCAGGCGAGAAAGAGACCTATACGGCTCAGCCGCCAGAGTGGGCTAAATGGGAAAAGGCAGTAGGAAAGACAATAGGGCAAGCACAAGAATCCATAGGAATATGGGATCTAATGTTCTTGGCGTATCACGCAATGAAACGCGAGGCAGGCGGTAAGCCTGTTAAGAGTTTAGATGTATGGATGGAAAACGTGGCAGAAGTTACTGTGGGAGACACAGATAGCCCAAAAGCCACGAAGTCGGAAGCATAAATAGAATTCTTATATCGCTAGCAATAGCGACAGGAATTCCTATGAGTGAATGGCAGACGGCTGAAGATGTAATAACGGCATTTGAAATACTAAAAGAGAGGAATGGCAATGGCTGAAACTGGTCTAGATAAAGCCGAACTCTCGGCGGTATTTAAAGCGCTTAGGAACATGAACGAAGAGGCAACGAAAGAAGCCCAGCGCCAGTCTGGCGATATCTCGGATTATGTTCGATTAAAGGTGATCGACTCAGCGCACAGTCTTAATTCTAGGGCTGTGGCTGGTCGTATCGCTGAAGGCTCAAAGGTTAAGAAGTCTTCTAAGATTGGCGAAATCACTTACGGATTTGCAGCCCAGAAATTTTCAGGTGGAGCAACCACTAAACAAATCTGGGGCGGAGCAGAATTCGGATCTAATAAATTTAAGCAGTTCCCAATATGGTCAGGGCGCGAAGGTCGCGGCTCTCGCGGTTATTTTATTTATCCAACCTTGCGTAAAGAGCAACCATATGTAGTTGCCGAATGGACTAAAGCATTTGATGGCATCTTGAAAGAGTGGGGATAATGGCTTCAGGTACAAGAGCATTAACACTTAAACTCATTGCTGATATTGATGCGTTTACTAAGAATCTTGATAAAGGCACAAAAGATGTAGATGATTTTGGCGATAAATTAACCAAGTTTGGCGGCGTTGCCACTAAGGCATTTGCAGTTGCAGCAGCAGCCGCAGGAGCATATGCAATTAAAATTGGCGTAGATGGCGTTAAAGCAGCCATTGAAGATGAAGCAGCACAAGCCAAGTTAGCCACTACTTTAAAGAATGCTACTGGCGCAACAGATGCCCAGATAGCCAGCACAGAAAAGTATTTATCAACCCTTGCAATCCAGACTGCTAAATCCGATGGAGAGTTACGTCCAGCCCTAGAGCGCTTGGCTCTCTCAACTGGCAACGTCAAAGAAGCACAAGATCTATTAGAAGTCTCTACAAGAGTATCGGTAAATAGCGGAGTTGAATTACAGACTGTTGCTAATGCCATTGCTAAGGCTCAGGATGGAAACACTACATCTCTTGCAAGACTAGGCATTGGCTTATCAGCCGCCGAAGTTAAGGGTAAGTCATTCTCTGAAATCCTTGCACGAATAAATGAGATTTATCCAGACTTGGGAGCGAATGCAGATACTCTGGCATTCAAAATGGAGCAGATGCGAATCGGCTTCGATGAAGCAAAAGAGACTATCGGTTTTGCATTACTTCCTATTATGGAAGGTCTAATCAACTTTATCAATACGCAAGCACTACCAGCATTTAACGCATTTATCGCTGGATTAACTGGCAACGATGGCGCAGTCGATGGATTAGATGAAACTGGAGTAGCAGCATTTAATCTTGGAAAGACTATCGGATCACTTGCTAGAAGCATTGGGCAATTAGCGGCAGTCTTATCTGCGGATGGAAAATCAAGCCTAGATGGATTCGTTACGGCTTTAAATTTCGTGGCTCAGACTGCAAATGTTGTAGTAACTATTATTAAAGAATTAATTAGTTTTATCGTTGAGATGGCTAATCAGGTTATCGGATTCCTTAACCTATTTGGCGCTGGTATTCAAAAAATTAAAAGCATTCAGGGAACTGCATTCGCTGCTGCTTATGGCACACAGAGTTTTGCAACAGGCGGAGCGCCTAGCGCAATTAGCGGCGGCGGTTCTTTTGGTCTTAGTTCATCTGCAACTGCTGGCATTCTTGGAATGGGCGGCGCAGGCGGTGGCGGCGCAGGCGGTGGCGGCGGTGCGGTTGGAACTTCTAGATCTAGCCAAGTAAATGCTTTAAACAAACTTCAAGCCGATGCTAACCAACTTCAAGATTTAGTAGATCAATTGATGGGAGTTCAAAAGGTTGATCCTTATGGTTATGGCACGTTCAGAATGGGCGAAGCCAAGTCATTACAGCAATACAACATAACAGTAAATGGGGCTATTGACTCAGAATCTACTGCTCGCCAGATAGTCGAAATTCTTAACGATTCAAGCGCTCGCGGAACATTGGGCGCAGGTGCATTTGATCGATGAGCAACTGGTCTCCAGATTGGGCATTATCTATTGATGGCGGTTCTTACGAAAGTGTAACGCTGGCAAATCTTACAATTACTGCTGGGCGAACAGATATCTACCAGCAACCAGTAGCAGGTTACTGCACAGTAGAAATTATCAATACAGACCAGAGCGCAGTAGCAATCGAAATTAATGATTCTTTTGCATTACAGGTCAAAGACTCTACTGGAACCCTAAAGCCTGTATTCGGCGGATATGTTACAGATATAACCCAGAGCGTGCGTACAGCAGGATCTAGCGCTTTAGTTCAAAGTTTTAAAATTACTGCTCTTGGCGCTCTTTCAAAATTGCCTAAAATCCTAACCACAGGTGTATTAACTAAAGATTTTGATGGCGATCAGATTTATTCAATTCTAAATGAAATCCTGTTCAATCAATGGAGCGAAGTTCCAGCCGCATTAACATGGGCAACATATAACGCTACGGAAACTTGGGCTAATGCTCAGAATACTGGATTAGGCGAAATAGACCAGCCAGGCGATTACGAACTAACTTCTAGAGCATCTAACGTTACAGACGTTTATTCATTGGTCGCGGCGCTGGCAACATCTGGCGCTGGATACTTATACGAAGATGCTCAAGGGCGTATCTCTTATGCTGATAGCACGCATCGCGGCGAATACCTAGCCACAAATGGCTACACAGAATTAACTGGACATCATGCATTGGCTTCTGGAGTTGCCACATCTCGGCGTATCGGAGATATTCGGAATAAGGTAACAATTACCTATAAAAACGGCAATCAACACACAGCCGAAGATTTAACAAGCCAAGCGCTTTATGGAGTTCAAGCCCAAAACATTATTACAAGCATTGAACATGGATATGCGGCAACTGCTCAGGCTAATTTCTATCTAGCCTTACGAGCCTATCCCCAGAGCCTATTTAAATCGATTACTTTTGAACTTACTAACCCAGAGATAGATAACTCAGATCGCGACACTCTCTTGGGAGTCTTTATGGGTCTGCCAATCGATGTTACAGATTTGCCTGCAAATATGACTGGCGGAAGGTTTCAAGGCTTTGTAGAAGGCTGGACTTTTAACGCTGGGTTCAACAAACTGCAACTAACTTTAAACGTCTCGCCTATTGCATTTAGTCTGCAAGCGTTTAAGTGGACAAATGTTCCAGCAGGCGAAAAATGGAATACTTTAATACCAACTTTAGACTGGACTAACGCTACAATAGTAGCCTAAAAAGGAGAAGGAATGCCAACAACAACTAATTACGGCTGGACTACGCCAGCCGATACCGATCTGGTAAAGGATGGCGCTGCGGCAATCCGTACTCTTGGATCGTCTATTGATACATCGGTTAAATCTTTAAATGCTGGTACAACAGCAGGAGATATCGACTATTACACATCTTCAACTGCAAAAGCCAGAATTGGCATTGGAACAAATGGACAAGTTTTAACTTCAAATGGTTCAGTTCCATCATGGGCAACTCCTGCAAGTGGCGGCATGACTTTGATTTCAACAACTACTGCTTCTGCTTTATCTTCGTTATCTCTTTCATCTATTCCTGCAACTTATAAGCACCTTTTTTTGGTCTTTGAAGGAATTTATCATAGCGCAACCGGTTCTTGGTTTGATGGCAGATTAAATAATGATAGCGGCACAAATTATGCTGGAATTGCAACTGGTGGAAGTGGCGCAAACACAACAGAACAAGCCCAAGATAATGCAGCAAATTCATTAAGTTTGCAAAATTCAATGAGTATTAACTGGTCAATGTTTGGCAGAAGCATTACAAGCGGAGCAACTGACTATGCACAAGCAGCACAAGGTTCTTTATGGATTTATAATTATGCTTCAACATCTGCTTTTAAAAAGTTCATTTTGAATTATTCTTACAGACAAAGCGCAGCCACAATGTATTCTATGTTACAAATGCAAGGTGTTTACAAATCAACATCTGCAATTTCTTCTATAGACATTTATAGAGGAACTGGAACAAGTACTTTTAGTAATGCTTCAAACACATCTATTAGATTATATGGAGTTTCATAATGACTAAACTTATTGTAAATTGCGAAACTGGCGAAACAATCGAGCGCGAGTTAAATAAGGCAGAAAAAGACCAGCAGAAAAAAGATGAAGCTTTTACAATAGAGCAAGAAAAGTTATTGGCAAAAGCAGCAGCAGAAAAGGCTGCTTTATTGGCTCGACTCGGTTTAACCGAAGATGAACTAAAAACTATTCTCGGACAATGAAGGCAAAACTAATAAAGGCTGCCGAAACTCTTAGAGATCAGGTAAATGCTAACTATCCAGACAGAGATAAAACTTCCGATGGATGGGTGGCAGATGCTAGGCATCTCGCTAGAGGTAACTCGGATCACATACCAGACAATGAATCTTGGGTATGCGCCATTGATCTCGACAGAGATTTATACGGAAAGCCAAAACCAGACGTCATGGGTGATCTTGCAGATCAACTTCGTATCGCAGCGCGAAATGGAGATAATCGCATTAAATACATCATATTCGATGGGCGCATATGTTCCAGAATCCTTAACTGGAAGTGGCGCGTTTACAAGGGGAGCAATGCGCATCGGCATCACTGCCATGTTTCATTTAATAAAAAACAGAGTAAAGCAAATGGCTCACTCTTTAACATCCCTATGTTAGGCGGAAGCAAATGAATATGAAGAATCCACTAATCCTTACTGCTGGCGCATTCTTATCAGCATGGGCAGCATCTAACTTTGATGTTGATTATCGCGCCATCCTATGGGCGATTCTTGCTGGCGTATTCGGTTACGCAACTCCTAAGAAGTGAGCGCTACGGAATGGGGTCAAATAATCGCAGCAGCGACAGCGACTCTAACTGGTTTATTTATTGGATTGAAGTGGTTGGTACGCGGCTGGTTAAACGAGTTACGTCCCAATGGCGGAAGTAGCATTAAAGATCAAGTAAATCGTTTGGAGACACGCGTAGATAAAATCTACGATTTATTGATGGATAAGTCATAATAATTCCACACAAGGGAGAGTAAATGACTACGCTCGCAGCAGTTCAGGGAGACGGCTGGGCAGTAGTTGGC